ATCGGGACTAATTGGAAATCCAATACCTGTCATCCAATCGTGTATTTCTCTGTAATTCTTTAAATTTTCTTGAACAAGGAAAGTAAGTTCTAGTGGACTGAAATCTAATGTGTCCCCCATAAACGGCATTGCTTTATATCGACTGTTCATAATTGCATCACCAGAGAATGCAATGCCAGGCAGATTTATCTCCTGTGCGAAGTATGTCGTATTTGGGACTTTCAGAATGTCAAACTTAAACTGTGTTGCTCTTGCTAAGTCGTAATTATCTGGTTGTCTATCTAGTGCAGTCGTTACCATATTAGTGTCCTTTTCATAATACTATTTATAGCGACCAAAAAAAAAGACCCACCGAAGTGGGTCTTTCTAGAATCGTTTAACCGATTTCTTATTGTTACATGATGTTTGTAACTTTTACTCTTCTGTAGTACACGTTGTCGTTTGCAGTCAAAGCACCACCACGAACAGCAGAACCACCAGCAAATGGGTTTGCAACTAGACCATAACGAGTCTTGAAACCAATTTTAGGTTGGAAAGTATTTTCACCAACCGCACGAACCATTTGTAACGGAACGTATGGGCAGTAGAACATACCAGAGTCATAAGGTGAAGAACCTTTATAACCTACTGTGTAGTACTGTGAAGCAGCAGCATTTGCTGAGTACGGATCGATGTAAACTTTAAACCTACCGTTTAAAATACCAGCAAAAGTGTTACCAGCGTCATCAACATTAAGGTTGTTGTTTAGAGCAGGAGTGTAATCTAATTGTCCAGCCATTTGAAGTGCAGATGCAACATCAGATGAACAGATAATAATATTACCCTTTCCTCTACGAGTTTGTTGAGCAATTGCGTTTGCATCACGTTCCAGTTGGAACATAAGGCCTTTGAATTTTTCAACACTCCAACGTCCGTTAGAGTCAACGTCCATATCGAATGTACCAGCAGTAGCAGTATCAGTCTGAGCACCTGGCTTAGCAGTTACATAGATTGTACGGATAACTTCACGGTTGATTTCGTTAAGGATTTCAGCAGAAAGAATATTTGCAAGTTCTGTTTCAGCATCCAAACCGTGGATTGCTTTAAGGTCTTGCGCCAATTCCATTGTGTATTCTGCTTTTAGAGCTCTTGTCTTTGCAGTAACAGTTTGCTTCTCAATTGAGAATGCCATTTCTGCGAAAGAGTTTGAAGCGGAATCACCTAATGCTTCTGCATCAGCTGTTGCCATACCAGCACCATTAGTGTAAGTACCAGCTGGAGCATCGTTAAGAATCGCTGGGTTAGTACCTGCTTGTGTACCAGTACCAGAAAAGTCTGAATCTGCTTCGTTGTAGAAGGTTTCAGTTCCATTCTGTGCTGTGTAACGTGAACGCATTGCGAAGATTAACCCTGTTGGGCCAGTCATTGGTTGAACACCAGCGACATCGTATGCGATTAGGTTAGGCATTGAACGTCTAACTAGTGAGATCATAATTGGATCCCAGTTTGTTGCGCCGCCCGCTACGTTAGTTGGTGCAGCTTCTGAAAGGAAGTTTGAATCCTCACGAAGTGCTTTTTCTTGGTTTTCTAGGATTACTGTAGTTACAGCCTTACGATACGGATCACTTATTTTTGCAAGATCACTGTGTTCTAGGACTGGTTGCCACTTTTCCTGTAAATGTTCTGTTTGAAACATTTGTTTTTCTCCTTGTTGAGTTTTTTATCTAATAATATTTATAAGAACTTAAGCTTTGAATGATAAAATCATCCGCAGCCTACATTCCATCTCGCTTTACATTTCTACTAATTGCACTCATATAAGCACTCATAGCACCAGTTGTATCGTAAGATTCTGAACCATCAGATTCGGAGTCTACTGATTCAGCGACCGTTGTTGCCTTTGGAAAATAACTTTCCTTAAGCGTGTCGAGTTTACTTCTGAAATTATCTTCATCTGTAAAATCTACATCTTCTGCAAGAGTTTTAAATTTCTCAGCTTCAGTATCAGCTAAGTCTGAAGCAACTTCTGCAAATACAGACTCACGAACTAAAAGATTGTTTGCTTTCTTTAATTCAGCAGACTTTTCAATTTGTTCATTAAGTTTGGCTTCAAGTTCATCAAGCTTCTCAGCCTGAGTTCCTAAGATGTCGTACTTTTCATCTGGAACATCGATGTAATGCTCCTCAAAAAGAGATTTAAGTCCAGAAATGAAATCTTCAGCAATCTCGCCTTTGAGACCACGTTCAATTGCAATTTCGTTTTCCTTCATCCATTCTTCAACTACATAACCCATGTATGCGTCAACTTTTTCAGTCAACTCACTTTGAATTTTGGTTGTTTCTTCAGCAACTTCTTGAATCTTTGCAGACTCAATTCTCTCAACTTCTGAACGAAGTTTTGATTTAATAGCAGCTTCGAAGATTATAGATGCTTTTTCTTTAAACTCTTCAGAAATTTCTTCACCATTAACTAGTGCTGAAATATCTTCAGATACATCTACTGATGCTAAGCGATCTTCCAAAGTAGATTCGTCAACTTCCGCTGCATCTTCTTCTTCTTCTGATTCCTTTGCCATCATTTTGTCGTATGACGCTTTAAGAGCACTGGCATTCATTTTTTCCATTTCTGAATACATTGCAGCAAGTGTTTCTTTTTTCGACATTTTACCTTCTTCTAGTGACTCATTGTCACTATCGTCAGATGATTCTGTTTCTTCTTTGGTTGCGCCGACTTTAGGTTCTGCAGCTTTCTTAACTTTTGCAGATGCCTTTTTGCCCGCACTGTCCTTTGACTCTGGGTCAACAACAGCTTTACCCAAATCTTCAACATCACCATCCTGTTTTTCCATTGAATCACCTTTAGCAGCACCCGCTTTTGGGGCTTGTGCTTCAGCAAGTTCTGCTGAGACTTCCGCTTCTAGATCCTCAATTGTCTTATCTAGTTCTGACATTGGGATTTTCTCCTTGTTGGTTTATTAACATATTTATAATGATTAAAGTTTTGACAGAAATTTTGCGAAGGCAAGTGCGGAAACATTACTATGTCTCTTCCTAACCGACTCATTGATTTCATCTTGGATTTCGGCAATATCAACTTCTCTAAGTATACCGTTGTTCCAAATCCATTCTTTACCTTCCATAATTCCTTCTACAAAGGCTTGAGGTGCAGATGGGTCTGCTACAATATCTGCCGCAGTGGCAAGATAAAAATCGTCTTTCACATAATTTGCACCACTTCTAGACTCAATAGACCCCATACCTCTTGAAGAGACACCAAGTTTACCACCGTCCTTAATTAATGCTTTCGCTATTTCCCCCATTGGAGTAGAGAGCAGTTTCGCCTCACCAATAAAGTTCTTTCCATCAGCTTCCAGTTTTGTAATCATATGCGATACCCTGTCTAAATTGACAGTAGGGCCTTCTGGATGACCCAGTTCCCCAAACGCACGACCTTCAGCAACAAATTCTTTGTTATAACGTGCAACTTCTTTAGATAGCACGTTCATTGGGTAGACACGACCATTTCGGTTTTTCATGTCTGCCTGCATAAAGATTCCACGAATCTTCATCTCTTTACCGCCGTCCTCTTTGGCTTCGGTAATATATTCTACATCTTGGATTTGTTCAGCAATTAGTTTCATATTAATACCCCGAACTTACAACTGGTGTAATAAAGAGTGTGGTTGCACCACGAAATCCAACTCCAATGTCGGTATGAATAACCACACCAGAGTTTGCATTAATTCTTACTGAACCAGTATCACCATCATCAGCAGCATTTCTAATTGTAACCGCTTGTTTTGCACCATCATTAAACACATAATGTGCAGTTGTGGTTTTACCTTTAGTTGCCCCTGTAGCGAGTGCTTCTTCTGCTCCGATTATTTTCATGTTCGTTTCCCTAAATTGTAAGCATTTCTTTTTCGAAGTAGTCCATAACTGCATTATGCGGAACTTTAAACTTCTTTGAAACACTATTTATTGTTTTGTCAAAAGTATTTAGGAAATCCGTGGGTTTCGCATCCATTTCCTTGAAAATTGCGTCAATAGCCTTCTTCATCGATGGAGATAATTTCTTATACTCCTTAGATGATTTATGCTCATCTTTCTCTGGTAAGTTCTGTTTGAACTGCGAAAGCGTTTTACTCACTATCTTCTTCTACCTCTGTATCTGAAATGTGGTGTGTCACAAAAGTTTGTGCCACGTCTTGTCTTTTTGTTTCTAATGCATCTCCAACCTTTGAAGCAAGTGCATTATTAAAATGTGTTTCTGCAGCAAGGTTATCGCCTGATGCAATAGAACTTACGAAGTCTTTTACATTGTCCATTATTTATCATCCTTTTTTGGTTCGTTATGTGCGTACATGCCGTCACCGTCATCTTCTCCACCCATGTCATCACCCTCTTCATCTTTGAGTTGATTGTCAATTTCTTCAATCTCCTCATCAGACATTCTAAGAATTTGTTTTTTCACATATTCTTTAGAGAAGTAAGTGCCTACATAGGATTCAACCTGTCCGAGCATGTCTAGTCGTTCCCGAAGAATTTCTGCATTCTTCAGTTCAGTGAAATGTCCATCCTGTAGGAAGTCAAACTGAATGTGTTCTTTAAACTTATCCCACTCTTCAAGAGCAATAACACCCTTTAATAGAAGTTGTGTGCGTATCATGTCTAAGAACAATGTAGTAAACTTCTTACGAAGTCTCTGGACAAATTTTGTAAATTTAAGTTCATCTCTTGTAATGTTATCAGAACGTCCAATTTGGAAACCAGACTCTTCTGCAAGTCGTGATACTGGTACATTCAATGAACGGAATAGTTTTTTCTGGAAGTAGGTAATGTCATCAATCTCACCAAGGTTTGAACCGCCTGGCAATGTTGTAATCTCTGTACCTCTACCGCCTTCTCTACGAGGCAACCAAAAATCTTCTAACATAGACATATGGTTTCTATCATCTCTGATTTCACCAGTTCGTGCATCATATACCATCTTGTTACGATAACGATTCATCACATCTTTTAGATATGCTTCTGCTTTCATCTTTGGAAGATTACCAACATCAATATAAAAGATACGTCTTTCAGGCGCACGAGAGATACGATAGATAACTAACGAGTCCTCAATCATACGCAACTGATTAACAGGTTTAATTGCTTTGTTTAGATAAGAAAGTACTGTACCCTTACCCATGTCGATAAGTCCAGAAGGTGCATAGGTAATTGAATCAGATGTAATTTTAACACCTTCAGATGTACCTACGTTTTGTTCCCAACCTTTATCATTGTAAAGGTAGAAATCTTCAATCTTCTTAACCATCTCCATGCCAGTATTGGCATTCATTTCTTTTTGTGTCTCTCTCGCCTTTTTAATTTTGCGAGGGTCAATATATCGAACCTCTTTAATCCCCTTGCGAGGTTGTTTGGGGTCAATAATTTTGTGGTAATAGAGTCTGCCATCAACATACCAACGTCTAAAGATATCGTGTCCCTTAGCATTAAAATCTAATAGGTGAAGAATTGTATGAAACTCTTCACGAATTTTGGTTTTAATTTTAGGGGAAACTTCTAGTCTGTCAAGTAATATTGATACAGATTGGTCACGTTCATCACTTACAATCGCTTCATTCGTAATATCTTCAATTGCACTATCACACTCTGGTTGTTGTGCTATGTCACGATATCTCCGAATTAAATCTGCTTCGTTACGGTCTCTTCCATCCATATCAAGGACAGAGGCGTAATGCCCACCGCCTGATACAATATCAAGTGTGCCGTCATCAGAGACAGGAGAAGTGAAGCTGTCACTTCCCCCATCTTGATTCGCTCTTGTAATTCTGAAACCGAAAAGTTCAGCCATAATCAAATTCTCCTAATGTTTTACCCTACTATTTAGTAAGATAAAAAATAGGTTTTATACTGCGCTTGCGGAGAAACTTGTGTATCTCCATGTAACATCAAATGTTTCGATGTCACTAACAGTGTCATATGACAGTTCAATCGGTGTGATTGCAGTTGGCCAACAGTTTTTAAGAACATAGGATTTAAGAATGTTATCATCTCTATCCAACTGTTCAACTCTTAACTGTGCAGTATAATCTGACACAGCATTAAGTCCAACACCTGTTTCAAGGTCATTGATACCACTCATCCAACGCTCCATTGCGTTACGAACCATAAAGTCCGTATCGTTAATGAAAGTTGTAGTCCATGCTTCAACTGTTCTGTCGCCTGCCATATAGAGTTGTCTACCTCTGAATTGAACTTCAATTTCAGAAATAGTTTGCCCTGGCAATGATGTTGCTTTCACGAGAAATGATGTACGATTGATATCCAACCCAGTAGTAATTGCTGGGGGAGTAGTCAAAATTACACGATATTGGTTCGCTCTTGCGCCACCGCCAATTAAGTTTGATTTGAAATCGTCTATGCTAGCCATGATTAACCTCCTACCTCACTAAACGCAACGCCAGTTCTCACTGCAACGAAGTTTAGTGTTATAAAGTTGATAGAACGAGCAGGTTTGATATAGATGTCTGCGACAAACTCATTCCTGTCGATTACCTCACCAGTGTTGTTGGTTTCATCGGCAATCACTGAGAAATCAGTAATACCTCTTCTACCTTGTACATCACGAAGGAAAGGTTCAACCAAGTTCTTAAACTGTGCTTGAGTAAACGCATCGTTAAACTCAAATAGTTGGAACTTAGCAGCAGTAGCGATTGCTTTCTCAAGAACAATAAACAATCTACGGACGTTAATCCTATCGAATGCAGATGGTCTAGATAGAGCAGTCTTGTCACCGAAGAGTACAGTACCTTGGCCTGGGAATGTGCAAACAGGGTTTACACGAGCAGGATAAAGAATGTCTCTTTGTGCTTTAGTTGGGTTAAATGCAAGTTTAACTGCACCACGAATCTGTCCTCTGTTGTAACCAGCTGGTGAGAACCAAGGGTCAGCAACATTGTCAGTGTTCGCAGAAAGTCCAGCGATATCACCGTTCAAAGGAACGAAACGATATACATCTGAATACTTGTCATACATGTATTTGTAACCACTATCGAATACTGAGTAGGACGAACTTGCAAGGTTATCAAAGAAACCTTTTACGTTAGTTACCTGTGCAGCACCAGTAGATACTCCAACAACATCTGCTCTACGAGGAGAGATGAAACCTACACAATCTTTACGAGCTTCACACAAATCCATAATCATGGTTGCGTGTGTAACACCGTCAGTTGAAGCAGGACATGAACCAGCTAATACCAAGTTGATATCAACAGTGTCAACATCAGAGAACAAGTCATATGAAAGGTCTAGTTCACCGATTGATGGGTTGTCGTCTGTACCACCTGTTAAGAGTGTATTGATAACACCAGCGTGAGTTTGTGTAGATGCGTATGTACCACCACTTGCAAGGTCAGTTCCAGCATTAGTCAATGAACCGTTGTGATCCATCCACCAAACATATCTAGAAGCTGTGTTGATTTTATTTGCATAAAAGTTTGTTCCACCTTGTGCAGTTTTAGCACCAGATGCTTGTGATACAAATGCATAGGTTTCAAGAACTGCAAGAGTTCTTTGTCCACCGACATCTGAATCAAAACCACTAATTGCACCTGTCACATCATGCACAACAACGTGCATTTCATCTGCGGCAGAACCAATCGCTGAAGCCCATGTTGATGTGCCTGGGGCAGCATCGAATAGGTCATAAAACTTCCAACGTCTACGAACAGTAGTCGCAGCAGTTAGTGCAGATTTTAATCCGCCACCGTTTGGATTGTCTAGTTGTTTGATAGTTAAGTTGTCAGTTGCAATTGCAGTAACTTCATACTGTGAACCGTCTGTTTCAGCGAAGTGAACAATGTCACCTACGTTGAATGCACCACCACCGTCACCAGCAGAACCACCACCATTGT